CGGGCCCGTATTTTTTCATAATGCCTTCCGTTTCAAATCCCATAAATTTTGAAAATCTGAGTGCAGTATCCCACCCCACTTTAACTACGCCTTGCACTCGAATGAGGCTGTTAGCCTCTACCACCTCCATCATTTTTTGCCGTGCAAATCTGATGAACGGTATTTTGTGTGTGTGTATTAAATTACTGGCTATAAACCAGACCTCACCAACACCAGCCCACATCGGCACGATACCGCAGCAAAGCACCAGATGACCGTTATGGATAACGCTGTAGCTCCAGTCAGGATGTTGGAGCTCCTCAGCATACTCTTTCATGTAGCCAATATTCTCAGGAGCTCCACTATTAAGCCTACCGGCCATGAGCTCATGCAGATGCTCAGGTTTGTAATTGATCGTGTTCACTGATCAAAAGTAATTAACTCGGGGAAAATACCCAGAATGGTCATCGGTAGCGGCTGGTCTTGCTGCACGACAATAAATCCGTCAGTGTCAAAACCACCGGAGAACTCCAGCTCCTTGTCTCCCGAAAACAAATCAAGTGCCTGATCCATTTCATCTGCGCTTGATCGAAAAGGTATTCGATCGAGATTTGTCTCACTGTCTCCGATCTGACAGCCGATCGTGCGAAACAACCTGAGCGTCACCTCATGTATGCGTTTTGTTTTGCCCTGCGCTGTTCCCTGCGTTCCACCAGCCTCAAGCCGCATGGTTTGCAAGGTCGATGCAAAGTGCAGCCCGATATGGGCTTTGGTGACCTCAAAATCGAGCGTGATCGCGCCTGAGCTGACTTGCTTGTTTGGATGCGTTGCCCCGTTAGCATTTATCGTGACTGTCTGACCTTCGAGGTGGTCAAGACCGCTTATAGTGGTAGCTGAAGCTCCAGAGTAACTAAGACCAGAGTCAACAAAAAAAGCATCACTACTATCTGTACCAAAGTCAAATTCTGAAAAATACTCCACATATCTTTTGGTTGTCTTATTCACTGTGCGTTGAACTATGACGTAAATATTATCCTCGTTTAGATCGCCAGGGATTGTGGCGACACTCTCTGCTAGAGCAAAGGTTTGGTCGGTTGTCGTAAGCCTCGTTGTGTCTGAGCTGACAACTGTTAAAAAGCCCCCAGGTGTCGGATTGGTCTCCTCGATGGTGACGACCGCAGCAGACGGATTGGCGACTGTAAAATCTGTATGGGCGTTGATGGCGGTAAAAATATTGTCAGCAGTCACATTGTTTGATGTGTTGGGTCGAAAGCCCGTGGCAGATGACGGGTCTGAGCTCCCAGCCGCCTCAGAGGTAAAGGTCACTGTGCTGCCGTCTGATTTTGTAAATGTCAGTGTCGTGCCGGTTGCGATGTTCGCATAGTCAGAGACCGTTACCGTACACGCGCCGCTCGTACCACCTATAATATGATCGTGCCATGCGATGACGTTCTCTTCTCTCCGATACGTCATTCCAACAAAGTGACCATTATTCAGCACACACCAAACAATGTTGTCCGGCTCTTGCTGCAAAGCCATTTCTTTAATGCCGCTTTCCGTTACGTGCTCGGCCAAAATCGTCATGTCCGGTGCTTGGTAACTATCCGTGTTTTGATCAAACACCAGCTCGCGTAATTTACGTCGAGCTCTTTGTACAAACAGTGTCACGTTAGCAACCTGCACCGGCTGCACGTTTGCAGATCCGTATGTGGCTTGTCGTTTGACGACTGTGTTAGTAGGGCTCAAGGGTGCATCCTCAGAGCTTGACACAACAAACTCGCCACCAGATGTCCCAACCAAGAGCACGCGACCGGCTTGTAGAAACCTAATAATATTGACCTGGTTACTGCCCAATGTGTAGGTCAGCGCATCGTCATTATCTGTGCCAGCCGTGAAGTCTTCAAAGCTCCCACCGACCGAGAAAAACAAAGTCTGCGGCTGATTGGTCGTACTAGCAAACACCAGTCTCTGTTCATAAAAGGCAACCGCAGCAGGGTGTCCGGTTGTTGCTGAAAACGCACCAAGGGCAAAGTCAGTTGAAGCTGTCAGGTCACCATTGATCGTGATGGTGTTGCTTGCAGCCTCATCGGTCAAATCAGAGCTCGGCGCAAGAAGCAACGTGTCATCAGTAACTTTAACAATGATTGCGCTTGTTTCATTGTTGTTTGATGTACCAGCTCCGGTAATCGTGATTTTTTGACCGACCTTAAAACCCTGATCGATGAACGCACCAGCAGTGTCCTGTAATCTGTCATTATGCTCTAATCCTGTAGAGCTTGGATCTCCTTCGTGAAAACTAATCGTGTTTGATGCGTAACTTGGCATCAGCTCGGTTCTGCCGTCTGCGTTCTCTTGCACACTGGCTGTTACCGTTGTGGCATTTGTAAACGCCGTAATCTTGGCAAACCCATCGTGTAGTTTTACCAACCTGCCGACATCAGTTGAGACAAACAAATCAGCACTCGCAGTAATTGTGACCGAGCCTGTTCGACCATTTGCAACAAGCGTCGTTGTAGTTGTGTTGCCGTCTTGCATCGGGCCGCGCAGAAAATCGACCTCTGATATTGTCCAGGCAGTGTGGCTGGTTCGCGTGATCTTTCTGACAGAATGACTCGGATGAACCACATACATCACATCAGCCGATTGCGTAAATTTTATATCGGCAAGCTCTGTGTGAGCATAAGGTGTTGTAACCTCGATAGGATCACTACTGCCATCGACAACCGTGCCGCCATCTTTGTGAATGCGAAAATACTCATCGCCAAACTCAAGAATGTAGGTTTGCTCGACATTAAATTCAAACGGGATTAGTCGCGCTGCGTGTGCGCTGTTTTTTACCTCTCTAACAAATTGTGTGCCTGGTCGCCTGGTTGCACCGCCATGAGGATGAACCAGAAAATTCTGTAGTTTTTTGCAGCCGTTGAAATACTTCGACACATCGGTGCGTGCATCGAGCCTGGGCGATAACTCACCGGCAGTGAAGTTTGTGAAGGCAAATGAGGCTTTTGCCATCAGAACCTCGAATTGATAAACGTGTCTGCCGCAACTGTTCGGCTTTCGGTAACAATCGATGTATTGATCGCGTTATCTTCTGTCGCATCCACATATCGGGCCTCTGTGAGTTTTCGGTCATAGAGTGCGTACATATTGCTTGCAAGAGTGCTTGAGCCGACAAGTGGATAGGCAAGATCAGCCGCAAGAGAAGCAGCGATTGTTTCAATTAACAACGTATCATACTGATTTATATCGGCGATACGACCGACATAACTCATCTCAATCGTGCTTTCGTTGCACAATAGTTTTCTGCCTTCAATACGATAGAGAATATCCTCGTTGCTGAGTTTTAAAACTCGTAGACAAAACGGGTCTGTGGGTAGCGTGAATTGTGTTGAAAAGTCTGTTGTGAATACGGGTGTGGCGGTGTCAGGGGCAAGAGATGCCCTGGTGATCAAACAGTTCCAAGGATGTGCTCTGGCAACAGCATCTCTAATAAAGTTAAATCGCTGGTTACAAATGCGAGCTGCTTTGCTGTCTTCTGTCAAAGAAATAATATTACTCGCACCGATTTGGTTTAAAGCAGAATTACAAATATCAACAACAGAACTCATATTTTTTTCCTAAAAAGAAAAGGGGGGCAAAGCCCCCCAATCCGTTAGTCAACCACGTAGGTAATGATGTATGAGAGGTCACCGGCAGTATCGCCAGCAGCGTCAAACTTCAATCCTACAAAGTAATAGGTATTCGTGTCAGTGCTGTCGCCAGCATCTTCGAAAACCTTTTGACCCATAAGGTTGATGTTTCTGGCCTCGAAGGCTACTTCGGTGCCAGTAGTCACGGCACCACGCAGGTCGGTGATTGCACTTGCGTAACAATCATCGTCCTTAGCAGTGACGTTTCCATCAGCCGTGTAAAGGCCGACATCACACGTATTGGTCGTGCCACTATCCAAGTCATCGTTGAATAACTTGATAGAAATGACAGCAGCATTTGTCGGCACTGGGGCCAACATGACTGTATCACCAGCAGACAAGTCACCAGCCGCCAAAGCAATGGTGCCGCAAGCGACACGCATACTTCCATGCAGTTGATGGCTCGGGCTGAACACAACAGGGTCAGCAACGAAGTTGCTTGCGAGGGTTTGATTTACATTAGCCATTATTCATCCCTCCTATGCTGACTCGTCGCAGTCTATTTGCACGACTTTGGCTTCTTCCATTCTGGTAGCTCCAAAGGTCGCACAGTAATAAACCTGCGTTGAGTATGATTTATCGGCACGCTCATCAATTCGCGCCATGACATCTTTCCCCACCGCGAGCTTGAGGCCGTCTTGCGCCCAAGCGAAGCAGGTTCGAATGTTGCCAGACTTTGCAAGCCTGGTGCTCATGTGGAATTGGAAACCGAGAAACGTATCGATTTCACCTTGTACAAGTGCTTTGACCGTATTGAAGTCGCTGCTTGTAACAGAGGTTGTATTTAAAAGAGCCTCAATCTGATCTGGCCCGACCGCAATGTGTCGAGGGATCGATGGATCAACTGAGCCATCATCAAGGATCTTTTTCGCCTGTATGAGCTTGGCAATGGTCATATCAGCCGAGCCGTTGGCAATCTGGTTGTCACTATCCATCGAGGTGCTTGTGCCACCAGCTTTGCCGGTCAGGCTGGTGCCTGTGGCTGCGGTAATAATCGCATCATCCATGCTTCTACCAATCGCAGCAGCCGCAGCTCTCGCATAGGTGCTGGTTGGATCGATTAACATACGGACTTTATCTGCGTCATCAATGAGATCGCCCCATTCATAACTCTCCATAGTTACCTGTCTCAAATATGTTCGCCTTGGGTCGCTAATCCAAGACCGCTTTCGCTGCTATATGTCGCCACATAGTTCAGATCATATCATCACCCTTTCGGGTGCCTTGCGCTTCGAGCCGCTTGGCTCTACTCCATTTCTGGATGATCGTTGCACCTTCCCAGCAAAGCTGGGCTTGGCTCAGGATTACCTTTGTAAGGCTTCCCCTGAGTTCACAAGGTTTTCAAGATAGATTTCTCTATCAGGCCGCTTATTGTAAACGGGAATGGGGGGTTTCCACCAAAGGTGTGTCAGTGTGTCTGCTTGTGCGTTTTACAGCAGCAGCCGCGCCTACTTGGTCGAAAAATGCTTTCTCGCCCACAACTGATTCCTCATCAACACCGCCTCGAAGGACGGAACCCATTTGCTGAGATAACAGTTGTACGTTGGCACTAAACTGCTGACTAAACGCTGTGGTAATTTCTGTGCTCATAGCACTTCTCCATCAGTTAAGTTTAATCAGAAATCGCTACCCAGCATTTGCTGGACGAGAAGTTTTGCAGAAATGTCTGCTACAACGGGGGCTTGCGCTTATCCCGATTTCTTTGCTGGACGTTTTGCCGGTCGGGCCTTTGGCTTATCAACCGATTGTAAACACCACTGCAAATTTCTTTCCGCGTGCTCTAGCGGATTTTGTATCAAGCCTGTGCTGCCGGTCTCCATTGTAAGACGCAGCACTTCTAGGCGGAACTCTCTATCATCCATTGACCATCTCCTGATATTTTAAAGATTCATCAACATAGAACTGATGCTGTGGATGGCGTTGATCCCAGTATGGGCTGCTCGGAGCGCGGAGCTCTTCGAGCTTAGCCTGGGCATCAGCAGGGGAAAAGGCATTCGATGTCTTGACACCTTCGAGCGAATCCTCACCGATCTTCGATGTGATAAATTCGCCGATATTAACCATCATCTTGATCATCTCGGGATGATCACCAAGCAATCGACCATCAGCCAATTCGATCTCTGACACGGCTGACATCATCTCGCCATCTATATTATCGACGTTCCCAAATTCAAGCATGATGGCGTTCGCATTGTTCATACGATCGTCAAAGGCTTGCCCGTACTCTCGACGCAGCTCGGTTTCGGTCTCGGCAATAAGTTGGTCGGCCTGTCCGGTATCACCATCAAATCGTGAGCCCAGCTCACCATTATATTTATCAAGCAGCTTTTGCGCCTGTGTCGGCGTGAGCCCGATCTCATGGGCTGTTTGCCTGTACCAGTCGAGCATCTGCTCGTCAGCCTCAACACCGTCGGCAAGATTGTTTTCAAGCTGATAGCCCTCTGGGTTCTCTGGACGACCCAGCCTCGCGTACACTTCATTCCAGTCATCATCGGTGGCGTGCTTGCCAGGGATGGCAACTTTGTCAGCACCGATCATCGACTGAGCATTGACGTAGGACTTTGCCAAGGCACCTACATCGGCAATCGTTTCTAATGATTTATGACCCCTGATTTCTTCCGGTATATCGTTTCGCCAATCAGTTGTTTCAGACGGGGCTACCTCAGCCGGTGCCGAGACCTCCGCTACCTGTTCATCACTCATTTGCTGTTTCCTCTAACTTTTTCTGATCAGCGATCATTTGAAGAAGAAACAAAACGACCGTGCGCTGACCTTCACGATACGCTGTTTCGGTGGGCTCTGTAGAAAATGTAGATGAATGCACACAAAAACGCTGAGCCATGTCGTTAAGGACACGCACACCGTCATCGGTTGCAAAAACAGTTTTGTATAAAATTTTTAGTTCTTCAGGTTTCATTCAGGTTTTACCGCCTGTAGGAAGGGTGCCGCCTCACCGGCTGCTTTTGCTGTATCAAGAAGCTGAGCTTGTTCTTGTGCAGCCGCCTGAGCCTCGGCTCTTTGCTGCCTGAGAAGAGCAACCTCACGATCACCGCGCACGGCTGTTGCCGGTACGCCGAGTATTTTGATCAAGTGTTTGCTAATGCCGTTGCTGTCCACGTAATCAAAGATTGCTGGATCAAGTTGAGCCAATGGTGACATGAGCTCAAGCAGACGGGTCATTGATGTGATGTCTCCCTGCCTCTGTGCTTTTGCGAGAGGTGAGACATATTCAATTTCTAGGTTCTGATTCGCCATAAACTCAGGGGCAGGTTTGAAAGCACGCTTGCGCTCTAAAATCGCATAGGTGCGTGTAATAAGTGGTTGCAGCAGTTCAGCCTGGAGACGACCCAACACGGGGCCGAGCAGCCGCATTTTTTCTTCCGTTCTTTGAACGACCTCTGTTGCGGTCATCTGCGGCCCTTGGCCTAAGATCAACTGATCAACATAGAAGGCCGAGCGGATTGCCTGTCGGCGTTGCTCTTCCATCGACAAACCAAGCGGATTGTTTGCACCGATATTCAAAGGCTCAATTCGATCTCTGGTGCCGGATCGATAAAAATTTAGGCCACCAGGCACGGTACGAATCGGTAACATGAAGCCGTCATCAGGAACAAGCAAAGGGGGATCAACTTGTTTCTGTGCCGCCCTGATTGTCACTTCCGACATCTTGTTCAGCATTTTGATGTCGGCAAGAGCCGTCATGGCTGGTGACCTGCCATAGCCAACCTCGAAGCTCGCTTTGAGAAATCGGGGGGCCATGTACGGAAATTCATCGAAACCGCTTTCCGATAAAATAATCTTTTGCTCCGGCTCGATATAGACAGATGCAAACGGTTTGTTCTCTGCCGTTATCTTGGTGGTGTCGCGTTCATCTCTTTGATAGACGGCATGGACAAGATCAATCATTTCGTAGGGATTGGATGCCGCCTTTTTGAGTATCTTACTCGACATCTTCTCTTCGCCGAAACGGTTGAGGGCGGCTCGCATGGGCATTTTAAATTTTCTGTAAACCGTATCGACACGCCCCTTGTCGTCTTCACTGAGGTAACATTCTTTGATGTGTCGGGTAGAAAACCGGATTTGCTGATCATCATCAGCCTCAACAAACATGACACCAGTTCCGAATGTAATCAGGTCATGGTACAGCTCATGGATTTGCTCTTGGAAGTTCGAGCGATTGTACGCCTGGTACATGACATCTTCGACACCTTGGAGCCATTCCATCGCCTCGTCTTCACTGTTCAGCTCGTTCTCAGTGTATCGAAGTGAAAACCAAGCGGTCGAAGCATTGGTCAGCATTCCGTGTAAAGATGCGCTAAGCAGCTCGGCAGCATGAATGGCGGTGCCATCAAAGATGAGCTCGCTGCGTTTATCGCCTGGTGACCGGTTTTTTGTTACGTCTGCCTTGCGCGGCACCACGTAATCCCCAATCTCTTGCCAGTGAGATTCCCAGGTCTGGCGTTGGGTGGTCAGCGCATCAAGACGCTTGATCAGCAAAACCGCAGTTTCATCAGCCATATATTAGCTACCTAATAAAGTTTTTCGGTCAGTTGGTGCATCGCCCATTAAACCTCGGGCTGAGGTTGCAACTGTGGAGCGTCTGCGTCGTCGTCGTGTCCGTCTTCTGCCCCTGCCCTCGTCAGCATCGTCGCCCGTGTAGGTAACATTTCGAGGCGTTACCGGTTCTGTTTCTGGCTCAGGTGGCTTAGGCTCAGGCGGCTTAGGCTCAGGTGGTGGGGGCTCAGGTGTTGGTGGTTCTGGTCTGGGAGGCGGTGACGGCTCCGGTCTCGGAGGGGGTGGAGGCTGAGGGGCTTCTGGTCTCGGCGGTGTGAACGCACGTTCAATACGTTTTCTGAAATTCTTTACTGGGCCACCCATCAATATCTCCTTGTAGTGCTGCCAAGCAGTGTGCGTCTTTCAACCGGTGCCTCATCTAGGAGACCTCTCGGGCCGGTCACTCGGCTTGTGCGT